GATTTGTGGCACGTCTACGAATGTAAGTTCATCTGGATTGTAGCAAACATGATCGAACTCGGGATTAAGATTGACCTAGAGTTCTGTGTCCGTGAAATGATTAAGGGCCAGAACATCATGGAACAAATGCGGAAAGAACTCTACATTAATCCTGGTTCTAGTAATGGTCTAGAGAGTCTACTTATCAAGCAACTAGGTCTGCCTGTAGTTAAGTTAACATCAGGTGGAAAGCCAAGTTTCGATAAAGACGCTATGAAGCAGTATGAGGAAATTCTGGAGTTTCATGATGATGATAGAGCAAAGAAGATTCTTCGCTATCGCGGCTGGCAGAAGACAGTATCCAGCAACTACAAAGCCTACTGTGACCTTCGAGACGCCAACAATGTCCTTCACCCTGGTTATAAAATCCACGGAACTGAAACAGGCCGTATGTCATGCGAGAAGCCTAATCTCCAACAAATTCCAAAGTCTTCTGAGAAAGAATGGAATGGACATTTAAAGCAGGCTTTCGTTCCTCGGGACGGTTACGAATTGTGGGAGTTTGACTATAGCCAACTAGAATTCCGGCTGACCTGTGCTTATGCAGAGCAGCATGATCTATTGGAGATTTTCAATGACGAATCACGCGATATCTTCTCGGAAATGGCGGAGCGAATGGGTTGGCTCCGACAAAATGTCAAGACTTTGGTCTATCTTATCCTTTTTGGTGGCGGGGCTAATCGGGCTAGGACTGCCTTCAATCTTAAGACTTTAGAAGAAGGAAAAGAACTTGTTGAAGAGTTTCACCGTACCTATCCTGGGATTCGGAAAGTTAGTAGGAAAGCTCAGAATCTGGCGACCGCAAGAGGATATGTTAAATATTGGACTGGTAGGCGACGCCACTTTCCGCGTGGGTCGAAATACTATCGGGCTTTCAATTCGATTATCCAGGGCGGGGAAGCGGAAATTGTCAAGAGAGCGATGATTAAACTTGATGAAACTGTTTGCGACGAATCATGTCGTATGGTCCTCCAAGTTCATGACTCTGTCGTATTCGAAATTGCTGTGGGGCAAGCAGATCGGTATATCCCTAAGATTAAGAAAGCAATGGAGAGTGTTGACTATAACTTTGGAATTAAATTCAGAGTAGATTACAAGAAGTGGGGAGAAGCAGCATGACCGATTTTATGTATCGGCACGACGAGTATATGTCATTGATGCACGCAATGCAATCAGGTGTCAAGGCAGTTATGGAAGCACACGGAGATTCAGAGGTAGCCGCACACTCACCTAAGCATCTACGAGTTGGTGTTAATGCTTCTATGGTTCTTGGCTCGGCAATTGTCAAGACTCTTGTTGAAAAGGGTCTAGTTACCTGGGAAGAATTTCGTGACAACGAGATTGAACTTCTCAAAAACGAAGTAGCAAATTATGAGCGCGAGTTGAGTGATTACTATGGCGGGGCAAACATCACGCTTACATGATGATTACACTAATCCAAACGTAGAACCGTATTGGCTACAGGATGAAGAAGAAGACGATGACAAATGACCTGTCGAACCTGCACTACTTGTCAATCGACCCTGGACAAAACAATACTGGATGGGCTGCTTTCGATCGAACAGGACAAGAACTTGGATTCGGTGACATTAGGGGAGGCCCTGACAAATTCATGGACTGGCTCGAAGGTCTTGTTCCTCAGCCCAAAGAAATCATCTATGAAGGATACGCAATCAGCCCCACCATTAATCACGGATTTTCAGAAGCAGTTACTATCCAGCTTATTGGGATGATTAAGCGGCACGCAACAAAGCATAAGATCACCTTGCACAAGCAGCGGAATACAGAACTAAAGGTTGCCCTCCGCATGGTGGGTTTCTACAATATTTACTATGAGCCTAATGGTAAAAAGAAAAAGCACGTAGACGACAAAGTCTCAGCCTACGCGCATGGTGTTTACTTCCTCACAAAAAGAGGAATCCGAAAGTCGAGGTTAGCACGGTGAGAGAGTTTCTTTTCGCTAAGGAGAACTTTCACGTTATCCAGCAAGTTTTGGGAAAGAGGCCGGGAGACTACCGCCTGGACCCCTACTACCTCCGCACCGGAATGGCGAATAAGCCCTACTTTTGGGATGCGAAGAGGAAAGTTTGGAAGATGGTCCGTCTCGGAGATTTATTCATCATCAATGATGATGGAACTATTGACCATATCCCGGTGGACCAAGTAAAGGGGAAAGCATCATGATTTGCGCTGATTGCCGTGTCGCTGCCGACATTATCACGCAGGGTCGGAAACATGATTTTGGTGAAGGTCAACTTATGCAGGTAATAGATTACCCTATTCCTGTAGCCCTTAACTTACGTTTAGTAGCCAGTCTGTTTCACGGAAAATGTAAGGGCTCTACTCATTGTGACTGTCAACACATCGTAGATTGGTCAGGCAATAAGACGGTGCAGAGATGAGTTATCCAGTAAGCATGAAATGCACTACTTGTGCTACTGAAGCAGTTGTAGAAGTACCAGATACTTTAATGCCTGTTATCGATGATCTTCAATTCATCTGTGGAGACTGTGGCCGTGAAAAAGCGTGAAGAGAATCTACTCGCTAAGATTGCTAATCTTCTTGGCAAGGACGTAGAGGAAGTAAAAGAAGCCAAGTCTGTATTCACCGAAGAGGAGCAACTGTATGAAGCACAGTCCGTGCTCAACTACTTCGTCTGGCGAAAGACTCTTGTTCGAGGACTCAAAGAGTCCGACGCACAATGGGAAGCGCGCAACCGAGTTTGGAAATATAAAGATTGTGATGAATGTCAGCAGCGTTTCGCTTATTCATTGCACTACGATGGGGTCAAGTTTTGTTCTCTTGACTGCTTAAAAGCAGCACTAAAGAAACAAGGAATTGAATTCAATCCTTACCGGCCATTGTCTAAGCGATACGGTTTTCATCAACGTCCGGGAATAGTTCCTTCATCCGCTCTGCAAGCAATTGAATCTGCTTTTGCTGACTCTTCTTTAGAGCAACCCGAGCACGCTTAGTCATGCCTCCCCAGATTCCTTGTTCAGTACCTTGACTCCAAGGATTATCTAAATCAATACTCTTAAGACCTTCGGCTAAACATGCAAGACGCACAGGGCAATCAGAACAATACTGCTTTCCCCATACTCCTGCTGCACTTTCTTTTCCATTCCCCTTACTAGGATAAAAAGGATCGTTGCCTCTTCCTGACCTTACAAGACTAAGCTGCTTTTGAATCTTAGGATCATTTGCACACTTTGCTTTTAAGGTCCAACTAGCCAATACCATTGAAAAAACCTCCCCTAGTGGCCCCGTCTCAGGGAACCTACCAGGGGAGGTTTTCTTTGTCAATAGCGGGCTAACCTTTTGGCTCCCTTAATGATATCCGGCATTTCATTCCGAGTAGGATCGCTAGGACAATCTTTATACGCAACCATGGAATGAGGATTATAGTGAGGATCATCCGTTACGGCACCTTCCTCGATATGGGCTGCAATCAGTCTAGTAATTGCAAGTTTGGCTTCTGGTGAAAGAGGGTCGTCAGGCATACCAATAACAGCAATTGCAATTGACACCAGATTCTGATTGTATGAATAACCGGGGATGTTTTTATCGTTAAGAGTATGTGCTCCCTTTGCATCCAGAGGCTGACCTACTGCAATCTTTCCTGTAGCCATATCAACTAACCAGTTGTAAGAACTACCTACAAGAAATCGCTTCCAACCAATGTCTTCAACCATACGAACATCGGCTTTGAAGTTACCCGTACTTCTCGTGACAGTAATATGCTGCCAGACTGTATCTACTGGTCTCTTAGGAAGCAACTTATGCTTCACGAACTTCCTACGAAAAGCATAAGTAGGAATACGTCTAGCATCCCACTGTCGATGGGTTAATACCGTACAGCCACGCTCTCTAGCATTGCGAACAACTCTTTGAGTAATGGTTGGCATTAGCCCACATTCTTTCTCGCTAAACCGAGGCCAAGAACAGCGGAGATTAACCCAAGCCAAACTGCTGCCTCAACCTCGGAGACTAAACCGTAAGCAACTAAAACCGGCACGGCGGCAAGTGCTACATTGTAAACCCAAGCCCGATTCTCAGGATTCTCTAACCAAGTCCTCATGACGAAAACACTCCAAATATCATCTGAACAGTCAACATGACTGTTCCTGTAGCCACAATAGAAATGACTCCGATTAATCTTTCTCTAGACTTCTCTAACAACTCGATACGAAGTCTGTTTTCTGCTGCGAATTTCTCTAAGTCTCCTAACTTTTCAAGTTTAATAACTAGAGATTCATGACGGAGTACATTACTTTTTTCTACATTTTCAATTTGTTTCTCTAAGCGTCCTAATCTATAGGACACTAGTGTCTCAACATCATCTTCATTAGTAGTCATTACCTCATTCCCATCCTGCGAATGATATCTGCGACATATGCAGCAATTGAAGGATATCCCCCCTGGGGAGAAGTATTTTGCCACTTATTCGGATCGCCTGAATACCAAGCAGAAGCGGCACCCCTGGGTCCATATTTATTGTAGTATTGTCGTAACTTCCCAAGAGCAATTTTATCTTGTAACGCTGGATTAGTCATAAATTGTTGTGGAGTAATATTACGTCCTAGAATTTCCATATCCCAGCCACCAGGACCTTCGATATTACTAGGCATAATTTGGTACTTACCCATAGCACCGGAATGAGGATTTCTTGCTTGGTAAGAACCTCCTGATTCTTTTCCTGCAATAGCCCTAACAAATGCTCCAAAATCACCCTTGGCTACAGGCTGCTTCGCAGTCTTTTTAGTTCTAACCTGTTGCACAGCAACTCTAGGACTAGGCGGACCACCGGAAAACTTAACAGGTCGAAAGGCCCGAGTTTCCGCTGCCCGAGAAGCAATCTGATTGGCACGGAACATTAACTCTTCAGCCATATCAAGATATTTGTCCTCAGGTTCCAGACTAGGAGCGTACTGAGAAATGATACCTAACTTATCTGTCAGATTACCCATACGAGCATTTGCTCTGTCTCTAGGTTCTAACTCCTGACGATAAGGTAGATTTTGTTTCTGTTGGCGCAACGGATTACTAGACTGCTTCTTGTTAAGCAAATCCATCATAAATGCGTTAGGATCGAATACTGCCATTTTATTTAGTCCCATATGCGGGGATAGAGAAGTGCATGGGGTCTTTCTTACTTCCGTTCCAGGCGCCACCCCAAGCCAAACCATACTTAGCAGCAAGGCGACCGATACCCTTAGGAAGATTTGTAATGACTTTTCCATAAGTTACTGGATTCTGTGCGGGGTTAAGATCAACAGCAAGACCGTAAGAGTGTAGAGAACGAGTGTTAGTTCCTGCAATATTACGATTTGCGTAAGAGCCAATGCTTGTTACTTTATAGCCTGTTCTGTTAAGCGCTCTAAGGAATTGTACAAAATTATCAGCAGCAGTTGCATTAGTTGTAATTCGACCATAAGGAGTACCTACAGTTTTTAACCCTGCACTCAAGTTAACAGGTGTAGGGTCTTTCCAACGTCCACTACTAGAAACAACAAAATTACCTCTAGGTGCCTTACCTTGATTAATCTGTTTAACTAACCAAGCAGGAGACTGAGAAGTAGCACCTTCTCTACCTCTACTTCTACCTCCACCATTATATCGAGCCTGTAATTGCTGCATTTTCTCTGCGCGTTTAAGACTCTGTTGGGCACGCTCCATAGCCTTCTGAGCCTGTATGTATTCTTGGAAATTTGCCTTGTTCTGAAGCATTAAAGACTGGTATTGCGAGGCTTTGTCTGATCCGACTCCAACTCGCGCAACCATGTTTCCGAGAATAGGATTACTTCCACGCACATTAACATCTAAAGCAAGAGGCGCGGCTTCATTAGCCCGCATAGGAGTAATGTCAGCAGCCTCACGAAGTGCTTTAATACGAGCAGTTTGCTCAAGCAATTCTTTATAAGAGATAGCCATTACTTCTCAGCCTCCTTCCTCTTTTGTGCAGCAATCTTTTGTTTCTTCTCAAACTCAGCACTCTTAATGTAAGGACCAGAGCCATAAATACCCAAGGCTGTCAGGTTATTAAGGAATGCAGGAAGATCAAATTTTTGAGGTTCTACTCCTTCTCGTTCCTTTTCACCAACATCTAAATATCTCTGCAAGGGGGCCGTTGCTCCATGCTGCTTCATCAAGTATTGTCCCACACCACGACCGCCCTCGTCCTCGTAAATAGGCGCTCCGGTGAATTCTTTTCCACTTACACCTAACTCATAAGGAATCTTAAGAGCAGGAGAAGCCTGGTCAAATAGTCCTTTAACCATATCCCTAGGAGTACCTCCGAAACCGAAGGTAGTTCGCATTTGGTCGATGAAAGGATTAGAAGGGTTAATGAAGGTGTACCCATAAGGATCACCCTCAATGTTAATCATGTTTCGGCCAAGATTACCCCACCAGGCTACGAAAGGATTATCGCTTGTAGGATCACCAATAGGACCGATACCTGATTCCTTTAACCACTCAGGGAAGAGTTGATCGTCAGGGAATGGATCAGAAACACTAGCGTCAATTCCCATCATATTCTGCAACGCAGCCATACCCCGAGGATACGCAAGAGTCTTAGAAGGTCTAGTGACTAAACTTTCTACAAGTAAGGGTGTAGACTTACGCAGCCAGGAGTAGAATGGAATAACCTGACGAAGATACTTCTCTTCAAAGTAGGTTAAGTCAGTACCGTCAGGGTGCCATTTACGAACTTCATTGGCAGCATCATCAAACAAAGCATCCAGGTCTTTCCGACCCTTTTTAAGTCCCTTCTGGACAGCAGAAGTAAAGTGAGCCAGTCGAATATAATGCTCACGGTACTCGGCAGCACCCGCAGGAACTTGGTGAATTCTTCCACCAAACGGAGAAGGAAGTTTTGTCTCACCGAAGATATCTTCAAGTCGGTTAGCATCTTTAAGAAGTCCACGATGGAACGCATTTACATAAAGTTGCTCAGCCGTTACTCTTGTACCATTGACATTAAGAATTACATCCTTACCCTGGGTAGCCGCTAATTTCATAGCCTCAGGATCAGTAAGGTTTGAAAGTGTCTGGAAATCACCAGATTTAATTGCAGCCTGGTAACGACCCTTTTGAGAGTGCATAATCCTCAGAGCGTACTTAAATGCCAGAGGATTATTATGACCAGCCATCCACATCAAATACATATCACCGATACCGTTACGGATATGGTGAGAAGGCATGTAGATAGTAACCGAAGACTTCCAAGCCCTCAGTCCCTGAGTATAGAAATTAGTTAATGGAGTACGCGGTCGCCAGTGTCCCTTATGGATATCATCCATGATCCTGGTCATTTGCAGACCAATCTCTTTGGGAACATAGAAATCAGCGATACGATCCATACGCTGCATCTTGAAGTTGTGGTATCCATCCTTAGAAAGAGAACCAAATACATCTACGAAGTTATCGAGGAATGCATATTCTCTAGTGGCACGCTCCATCGCTAAATCAATGTCATAGAGTAACTTCAAGGGGTCTTCTGGATCAACTAAAGCCCATGAAGCCGTCCATCCTTCTTGATCCTTACCGAAGTGTCGCTGCATTCCCCAGGCATCACGCTGGAAGTTTTTGTTAGTAAATTGGAAACTGCTACCCATATCCTTAAGATGACGGTTTACATCTTTCATCATAGTCATTGAACGTTCGGCTACAGAAAGATGCTTAGTAGCAGGATTTTCTAACTTCATAGCATACTGAGGAACTTTAAGAACTTCATCAAAGTACCCACGGAACCAATTAGCCATTTCTAGAACACGAGGATCAGCAATGGATTCATCAGCGTTGCTAGTAACTACCTTCCAAGCATTCCTAATTTCTTCCTTGGAATACTTCCTAGCCTGAGTACGCAAAGCCATAGCCCGAGCACCGGCAATCTGTTCACCTGCTTCAAAGAGTCCCTTGGCTTTCGGGAAAAGATGACCTTTACCGTGGTGGGTTAAGAATGCTCCCATTAACGTATCTACAACACGGTTTCCAGTAACCTTAGAAGCCAGATTCTCTGCTGTGTATCCGTAGAAGTTAGCAACCATCTTATTGAACTTAACAATAAGATCACCAGAGACTCGACCCTCATGGAAAGCCTTAGTGAGTTGAGCAGAAGCCTCAGTGTAGAACTTCTCCATAGGAATCTTGTCAACCTGAATGACGTCCCTAATGAGATTCTTAACCTGCTGCAACTCACCCTTAGTCATTCCAGAAGCAGCCGCGGCAGCGATACTTTCATCAAGAATCTTAGACTCAGCAGCAGACTTCTGACGACCAACATAGTTGTCAATAACAGAACTTTTAGCTTTCTGAGCCTGAGTGGTAAGATTCTCAAGAATGTCTGCCATAGTTGCAGAACGGTAGGCTGCAACAGTCTGAATAGCCTCCCGAACAGCAGGGTCTATATCCTTCATGTTCTTACGGGCGAAATTATTCATGATCGTACCAAAAGGAACCTCTGTGTCGATACGATCCTTGAGCAGATTCAGAACATCTGAAAGCCGAACCCTTACACCCTCATACCGAACAGGATGAACACCTAAAGCAATCATATGATCTTCGGCAGCACGAAGTACCCCAATGACTTCATCAATATTCTGAGGCCCTGTAGCCGTAAGAACTTTGTTCGCCATACTAATCTGCATACCAGCAGTTAGTTCAGGGGGAAGTTTACGAGACGTAGTTCTCCCGTCAGGAGTACGCCAAATAAGAGTATTCTTTTTGGTCCTAGTCTTTTTCTGACCCATCATTGAGTCAATTACGTCGTCTGCAATGTCTTTTGCACGCTCTACAAGGTCGTCTCCGACTTTCGGGGCTTGGGGGAGTACCCGAGGCACCCTCCCAGCCGCGATTTCCTGCACAACTTTGTTAGCGCCAGCCATATTTAATTTACTGCCCTCGGTGACTTTACCGAGTTTCGTCATAGACCGTTCCCAGTCTTTCTGACGACGAACAGCGCGTTCAGTTAAATCTTTAAAGTTAGGCTGATCGAATGCTTTAGGTAATGGAGCATTCTGAGCGGCACGATCAAACCGCCTCTGTAGCCCGCGTGTAAGAATCTGTCCTGGTCCCTGGTCAATAGGATCAACTAAAGACTTAACATCTTGCCTAGGAAGTTGAGGCATATCTGTTGCAGGACTGACAGAACGAACTGTTCCGCCCTTCATAACATCTTCGGCTACAGAAGGCTTCGCCAGTTTGGGCGCAGTTAATGGCTTATTTGTTGCTTTATCTCTGAGAACACCAAAGTCCTTAAAGATACCCTCAGGAATTGCTGCTTTTGCATCGAGAGCATCAGCCGCGGATTGGGTAACTTTTCGAGCACCCTGGGCAACACGACGTCCGATACCTAAACCACCAACATAGGTAAGAGGATCGAGAGCAACATCTAATCCGAACCCTACACCGTATTTAACCCATTTGTTTTCGACTCCAAATTTATCTCCAAGCACGTCAGAGAAAGTAGTTTTCTCCTGCTTAAAAGGAGTCTGATCAAAGCGCTTTTCAATATCGTCACCAATAAAAGGTAACTTAGTTAAACCGCGACCAAAGATTTCAGTAGAAATAGCAGAACCAGCATCAGCAATTGCTTCACCTACACCGCCAAAAACGTCTCCTACATTCTCAAGGAATGAGTCTCCCTTGTCGATACCGTCTGCAATTGCTCCACCAATGTTTGCAGCAGTGTAGTTTGGAATGAGCATAGTATCCAGAAGTTGAGTAATGAAACTCTGCTCTTCTTCTTCTGCACTCTTATTCGATGCCAGGGCACGACTCATTGCCCTTCCGACACCCTTGTCATTGAGAGCACCAGAAAGGAGATATGAAGCATAGTCTGTCTTGCGATTCTGAATAGGAGCCTGAGTAATCTTAGGAGCCTTCATGCTTCCAAGACGTTGTTTATCAAGAACGCCTTTACTCAATAACGTATTCAGTAAACTCGCTTGACGCTTGTTAAGAGCCATTACACACTCGCAGCAGCCGCATTGATGAATTCCTGAAGTTCCCTACCTTGTAGACCCATTCGGATACCTACTTTCCTAGCCCTTGCAGCGGCTTCATAAGGAGTAAGTTTAGCAGTCTCTCCTGCATTTCCAGGAAGTGCTACTTCTCCCGTCCGCCAAGCATTACTAGCAAAGAGTTTCCAAAGAGCCTCAGTCGCTTTCTTGTCAGACTTATCTGGAGTCTGAGCAATGATAGACATAGCATCCCGAACTCCGGGATCAAAGTTAGCCAGAGAATCAGTATTACCCGTCTCGGCACTATCGAGCATTTTGAGTCGGAGGTTCTTCCGATCCATTTTCTTGTCCCAACGGAATTCTGCATCAGCCCGTTGGTTATCCTGGTTAGTGTTTTCGATATCAGTCTGGACACCCAGGAGTTTAAGAACATTATCGAATGTCTGCTGCTGAGCATCATTAGCCGCCTCCGCAGCCTGAGACTCAATATTCATGTTAGACGCAGCAATTTCCTGTGCCCTGTCCCCGCGAAGTCCTGCAATTTGATTACGATTATCCATAAGGTACTGTTGCAGTTGAGCAATCATATCAGCCTGAGCATTAGTACCCTCTAATCTTGCTCCACCCTGGGCACGATCAAACCATCTTGCATTATTCTGGCCCATACGTTCTGCGGCAGAGGCAGCCCTAGTTCCTTGTTCAGTAATCTGTCCAACCTGTTGCCCCATTCGATCAAAGTCAGGAGAAATAAGTTGCTGAGCAGCCTGCTGTTGACCCAAATCTTGAAGCATTTGAGTCTCGTCACCGATCATTTGCTGATTAAGTTCTTGAAGAACTCCGGCACCTTCCGAAGCAATATCCATCTGACGATCGGCTGAACGCTGACCTCTACGATCTGCTCGGGCTTCCTGCTTTCCATACATTCGGGCAAGACCCTTGTAAAGATATTCAATCTCTTTCCGGGCACGCTTAGAAGACTTACGGGCTACTCTATTATTCTGTCGAATAGCAGCAATTTCAGCACCGTAAGCCTGTCGAATTGCATTAGCAGCCTCACGTTGAGCAGTTTCATAATCGAAACTAGCACCAGGCTGTGTTAACATACTTGTAGCTAAGTCCATAAAAGCCTGAGTAGGATCATAACCATCATTACCCCTTGCTGCATTCTGATCTAATCTCTGAGCAGGCTTTGGGCGCATAGTAGTAGGTGGCTCTACTTTTTGCATAGTGTAGCCACCAGAAGGTTCTTTTTGAGTACGACGCTCAGAAGGAGTAGTAAAGTCAGGAGGAGGTAAAGTTCCTGATGTTCCTCCTTTTTCAGGACCATAGGCTGCAAGTAAATCTGAAGGAATTCCTAAAGTCTGATTGTAATAGATAGAAGGGTCTACAAAAGCATCCCCTGCTCTTGGAGGCTGATTAATAAATCCTTCGTATCCAGTTTTACGTACACCTGATTTACGCTTTTTGCCGCGGTACTTTCCACCGCCACCGCTGCCAGATTCATTAGCCATTATCGCCTACCCGATTTACGGACACCAGACTTCGGAGTATACTTCTTGCCTTGACCCTTTGCAGCAGATTTCTTTGCAGGGGCTTTCTTGGCAGTCTTTTTCTTTGTACCAAATCCAGCCTTGTTACTGAACTGACTCTGTTGAATATCTTCTTTACGCCTACGAATTGCATCTAGTCTAAGATCACGCTTTTGCATTTCAGTGGACTGACGCATATTCTGCTCTTCAAATCCAAGATCACGCATTTGGCTAGCCAAATCACGGTTCAGATCAGCAACACCCATAGACCATTCTTTATTGTAGTCAGAAACAGCCTCAGGATAAAGTCCAGAGAAAACTAAGCCGCGAGCGCCATAGTCATCTTTCATATACTCAAGGGCTTTTTCCTTATCGAGATTCATATAACCCATAGCGGAACCAAAGGACGCACCAAGATCGCCTTCGGCTGCATCATTCTCAATAAGGAACTGTTCTAAAGCCCATTCAAGATCAGAAAGACCCTGCTGATAATACTCGTCTCCCATCAAGTAATCTTGAATGGAAGGGAATTTCTTACCACCCTTTTTAGTGCCTTTCTTACCTTTACCGTAATCTACTTTTCCATGCTTACTGGTAGTTCCCTTACCGGCATACTTCTTAGCTAAATTAGAGGTACTCCAAGACCAATTAGACTTCTTAGCAGTTCCGCCACCCTTGCCTTTTTCACCCCTGTAGCCAGCAGACTTTTTAGGACGAGCCTGAGCCTTAGCCCTGGCTTTTCTTTTAACTGCCATTACTCACCGCCAAGTAACTGAGACTGCTTCTCGTTTGGTCCCTTCTTAGTTGCAGACATACGAGTCTTAGCAGCCCTACGCTTTGCTTCCAGCATAAGGCGCTTACGCTTTGACTCTTCTTCTTGCTCGGCAGTTTTAGCCAGGAAATTTTTCTTCATCCTCTGACCAGAAGCCTGCCAACCTCCACGACCAAATCTACCGCCTGGGCCAAACCCTCCACCTTTTCCAGGCTTTCCACCTACAGGAAAAGGAGGACGTTTAATATCAGATTCCCCAGAAACAGTACGTGCAGGAGTTTTACCCTTATATTTACTACTTACTTTATTAACTACTTGTTCTGTAAGATTAGGAGTATTCATCCTACTCTTAGCCGTACTGATAACCTGTTCTTTTATTTCAGGAGACGCCTGTGCAGGATTTACTCCATTACGAGACTGTACTTTAGAGATTGCTCTATCCTGAATACTAGGAACTTCTCTTTGCCTAGGCATTTTTTCCTCCAAGCCAATCTTGACTCATATAGTTTTTCTTATTACCAGCTTTTAGGCGACGTAACATCGCATTTCGTTTAAGTCGATTGGCCGCGTCTCTTTCCCTGTAGCCTGATTTATCAAGTCCTCCGCCTACATGAGGTGAACTTCTACCGAAGCCATAAATTTTATTCCCCGCAGCGTAAGATTGATAATCGTATGCCTTACCTTTATATGCAGCCATTATGCATTCATATCCTTGCCTACAACCTGCTTAATGCCTACAATAGCAGTCATATCCATGATACGGCAAGGCCCACCAGGGGTCGTTCCGTCGTTATCAATAGTTACTTTAAAACTAATAGAACGAAATCGAAGGCTCTTTAAGAATTTATAAAACTTACTACCTGCATATCCTGTAACACCAGTTTGTACATCATTTACTTTAAGTTCTCCAAGCATATTTTCCCAAGTACCATCTAGTTCATCCCAATTATAAAGAGCAACATCTTCCCAAAGATCATTATCTTCTAGGCCACGATTAGGTAAAGCTAAAGTAGAAATAGTAGTACCAGTAAGTGCTGATACTCCCCACCACATAAGACGTTTCCAAGTAAGTGGAATATCGAAAGTATACTCTTTAGTTCTAATACTGCAGATTATATTACTATACACAACACCTGAAGAACCTGAATCTGAACCTGAAGCATCACGAGTACCTGCTACATACTTATCTGTAAAATAATAAAATTCACCCCAATTTAACATGGCAGTAGCGCAATAATATTTTACAGCCTCATTAGTATTTACTGATTTGATTATCTCCATAGGAGGACCAAAGGCTTGTGCATTATTATTTTCCATTTGCCACTCACCCCAGGTACGGGTGAGTAGGTTGTATGCATATCTCTTATTGTGAAACCCTACTAATAGCCTATCGCCCATCTTACGAAGCCAAACAGGATCAAGAAAAGCACCTGCTAACTCAGAACCAAAACCTACATCAGTTGAACTAGGAATAGTTTCATCCAAAACAAAAGGTACTTTTTGATTTACATGAGTAAATTCATAGTTAGCCATTTCCCACACTTTACCTTCATGTAGGAAGAATACACTATTTTCATATGTATCTACACAGTGTGGATAGTTGACACCGATACCTGTAATTACTTGTCGGAGAACAGCGTCAGTAGGTCTAATATCATACGCAAGAAGATAGATTGAATTTTCTTTAAAAAGCACAATGTTATCGTTATAAACTACGGCATCTACTAAGTTGTCTCCATCACCTGGTTGAATATCAATATTATTAGTAGCAGGCCAAGATAATGTAGTAGACGTAATAACATCTGAGAAAATAAGTCGAGAAGGGTTAGTAGTAGCAGTTCTTCCTGGTAATACAAACATGCGAGACTTATGGAAAAATGCTGCTTCGCCTCTTGGCATAGAGGCATCTTCTGTCCAAGTAGTTCCATCCCATCGTCCACCGTTATCGGCTTCTCCTGGGACTGATACAATATATACATTATCTAAGTACTGGACTGCTACTCTAGATTGTCCCCCATAAATAAAAGTAAAGTCTGTTCCATCAAATGCATGAGTTCCTTGAGGACTCGATACAATCAGATAATCTCCTCCGGTGGTAAAATTCACCCGGCCAATAGGAATGAATCTCTCAAAACCCCAAGATTCATTGTTGACCGTTTCAGTAATCGCGGGCCTACTCATTAATGAACCATCAATGTCCACTTCAAAATTGATACACTCCATCAATTCATCATCAGCCATGAATTTGGAGTCGGCAGCAAGATTAAGACCGCCTAAAAACGGTCCTAATGTCTGTGCCTGAGGCCGTGTCATAACTCCCAATCACTTTCCTGATCTGCATATCCCACCTGAATAGAAGGATATACGTCCCTGCCAAACCAGAATTTTCTGTTATTGTTAAAATCAAGATCACCCTGAATTTGCTGTTGTTTCTTATCCGCAGACTCCCAATCTTCATCCATTTCATATGCCTGCATTAAACAATAGTTTACAACATAAGTATGAAGAAAAGGCGGTAGATCAAGTACGCTATTAGTATCTACTACATCTGTACAGTATCTAGAATATACAAGTTTGAATCCGTTGGCTACAGAAGCCTCCGGCTTTGGAAATACAACGAACTTGCCCTCAGTCTGTTGAGTGTAGATGAGTGGAATGCCTTGGATATCAGAACCATCCCACCCATCTACATATTCTGAGAAATCTCTAAGTGACATCCATTTGAGAATGTAGTAAGCAGAAGTTGCTGACTCTCTAAAGTACAAATGAGAGAGAGTGAATAAGTCAGTGGGGTAAGTGTATTCCATAGTACCAGCGACGGATGCGACGTAATCGACCTTCTGCAATAACCCTTCGTTTTGCATAACTGCTTCACGCTGAGCATCATTAATCCAACGAATAATGTCGGACTGAGTGATTTGAGCAGAACTCTCGTCACCAAAGGTACGCCTGACTCGCGTATATACATCGCTAACCGTAAGTGTGGACATTACAGCCTCCGCAACTGGTCATCCAGTTTAAGTTTCTCACCAGTGACAGGATTAGTGGTCTTAATGAAATTCTGCTTTGTACCAATAAGCCAAGCCACAAAGTCTTTCTTCAACTCTTCTTCGTCCATTTTCTCTTTTAAGCGAAATGCTTCTTTTGCAGCGTTTTCTGCATCAATCCTGTCCAACACTGATCCGTGCTTGTTGTCTGATTGAAAGAGTCTGGCAAGGATACTTTCCGGAGTATCTCTCTCAGAAGCAAACAGGACGATATAGTTACTTCTAGTGTCAATAATACAATACGGGTTTTTCTTGTCAGCATCAGTCTCACGCTGCCCTGGGGGAATCCAACGAAGTTCTAAATATTCGTCGTAGTCTTTAACAATTTCTGCGAGACGCTGAAAGTCTTCATTAACCCATTCACCGTTCTCAGTGACAATATTAATCGCCATTGTAGTTTGCTACCTTCCTAGCAACCAGATACGCGCAGTAAACAACAGAAGCAGTACCAGCACCTACGGCTTCGATAACAAAAGTAGGTGTACCAGTAGTAATTGTGCGTCGTACTGTAACAGGAACAGGAACACTGTTCTCAGCAGCAATAAGAGGAAGTGTTAAAATATTAGTTGCGTTGGTTTCGTCACGTAAACGTGCATTATCATTATCACCTGCGGCAGGGACACCACCCGTTCCTAAACGAACATAGGCAGTAATTTCCCAAACGCCAGGTGCGAGAACAACAGAAGCAATATTAGTTCCAGCAGCAGGAGCAGTAAAAGTTCCTTGACCCTGAACAGTATCATCTTCCATCGCAGCATATAAGCGATATTCTAAGTCACTTAAACTAGGCATTATCTAATTCCAATCGGGAACGGTGGGAAGCCTGGCTTATCTATAATAGCACCTGAGAAGCCGCCGTCAACCGCTTCGCCGATACGTGGGGCGTAAACAGTAGGTGCTGTATTTACTAATTGCATTTCAACAATCTGTTCCAGGGAAGGAGAAAAGATTGTAGACGAAGTAACAACAGTTTGAGTCTCAACAATGTATTTGGTGCTGGGTGAAAGAACCGTCGCGGGGGCTTCAATCACCTGAGCAACAACAGTCGTCAGAGTAGTTACAGATGGATTCAAAACCGTGCTGGATGCGTCAATGACAACCAATGAAATATCTTGTTCAGCACCAACAGAAGTTACTTGAGGATTAGGAACTGTAGCCGGAGCATTATAAACATCTAGTGAAATGTCTTGGCTAAGTGCAGGATCGAAGATAGTAGAATCGTCAGCCACAAAGAGAAGTTCGATATTAACACTGGTGTCTGTAGCCGGTTGTAGAACATTATCAGGAGCATTCAATACAGGTAGAACTACATCTTGATTAAGTGATGGGGAGAAGATTGTAGATACTGAGTTATAAACGTTGAGGGCAATGTCTTGATTAACTGTTGGGGAGAAAATGGTAGAAGAAGCGTCAAGAACTTGCATGG